TGACGAAACAACTTTTTTTGGAGTATCATAGCTTGTAAGTGCTTTCGTTTCTGTATGGAGCTTAAATCGCCGTTAATGGATATTTCACGAAATGAGAAACAAAAAAGAGAGGGGAAATTAATCCCCTCGTTTAAATGCCTCTTTTCTTTCTTGTCTTTCGTGTTCCCAATTTACCTCTCGGTTGTAGCAATCAGGGCAAAGCTCCCAACCTATTTTGAAATTTCCGTATTGGGTTTTGCCTTTGTCATAAAACCTGACGTTTTGATCTGTGTTGCAACTTGCACATTGTAATTTTGTCATGTTGTCTCCATTGTTTTGTTGTTGTTATTATGTAGACGATTGAGAGTTAGAAATTATTGTGATACTTTATAAAAGTTACTATTAACTTTTGTGAGATAAAAAATGTCAGATAAAAAAGATAAACCAAAATTAAAATTAGTCAGCAGTAATAAAAAAGATGATGTAAGCAGTTCTAAAATGACGGCTAAACAAATTGGGTTTTGTAAAGACGTTGTTAATAATGGAATGACTTTAATAGATGCATATCGTAACAATTATAATGTCTCTCCTGATATCAAGAGCAATACTCTAAGAATGTTAGCTAGTCGTTTAAGGTCTAGGGATAACATTGGGATATTTATAAACCAACTTATTAAGGATAAAGAGAATAGAAACAAGATGTCGGAGCATACGAAACAAGAGCTAATAATTAAAAAGCTAGAGGAGTTTATGAATAATGAAGAGTTCTCAGATACTGCAAGGGTTAGATCAGCAGAATTAATAGGTAAAAGTTTAAGTATGTTTACTAATGTTACTGAAATAAAAGAAAGTGATAAGAGTTCTGTAGAAGTTGAACAGCAACTCAGGGAAAAGCTATCGAAACTTTTAAAAGAGTAGTCGCTATCCACGAAAATTCAGTTAGTTTTGACCCTACCCACTCCCTACCACCCATATAGCTAGGTGGCTAGCCATGCCCTATACAGTTTATTTCACTCATAATTTCTACAATTTTTGGTGAAAGTGAAGGTTAACTTCTAAGATACTAGTTTTTACTAGTACTAGTACTAGTATACCTTCCTTATACTAGTATTATATTATTATATAGTTAAGACTAGTACTAGTATTAAACTATATACTAGTATATACTAGTAACTAGTAATACTAGTATACTAGTGGAGTAGAAAATTTGTCAAACATTATTTACTTAGATGACTACAGAAAATTTATTCCTGAAGATGAGCCTGAGTTACAGGACCCTATAGTTATAGGCTGGGATGAAGATGATAGTCTTTTCATTGCTTCGTCTGTTGACACAGACAAGTGTTTGTGGATGATAGACTTAGCTAAAAAGATTATTGAGAGCAGTCCACCAAATATAAAAAACAATGAATGATATTGCCAAGATAATTCAAAAGAACATGAGCCAGATAAGCTCACTGCCTCCTGATGAGAAGATGGAGGTATTAAAACTTCTTGAAGAATACGAACAAGCAAAACAAAGAGAAGAAGCTAGAGATAGCTTTCTGCCATTTGTTAAATCACAATGGGCAGCGTTTATTCATGGAAGGCATCATGAGATTATGGCAGATGCTTTTGAAAGAGTGGCCCGGGGTGATTTGAAAAGGCTGATTATCAATATGCCACCCCGTCATACCAAGTCAGAGTTCGCAAGTTATTTATTTCCTGCATGGTTTTTAGGGAGGTACCCCAATAAAAAAATTATTCAGACTGCACACACAGCCGAGTTATCGGTGGGATTTGGAAGAAAGGTTAGGAATCTTATACAGTCTGAAGATTTTCAAAAAATTTTCGCAGGTGTTACATTGTCTTCTGACTCAAAGGCCGCAGGTAGATGGAACACTAACAAGGGTGGAGAGTATTTTGCTATAGGTGTAGGTGGTGCCGTAACAGGAAAAGGAGCTGATGTTCTTGTTATTGATGATCCTCACTCAGAACAAGAGGCAACAATAGGTGATTACAACCCTGAGGTTTATGACAAAGTGTATGAGTGGTACACATCAGGACCAAGACAGAGACTCCAGCCGGGTGGTTCTATTATTTTGGTTATGACAAGGTGGTCAAAAAGAGATCTAACAGGACAAATATTAAAAAATTATACACAAAGAGAGGGTTCAGGTGAGTGGGAAGTCATAGAATTACCTGCAATAATGCCTTCAGGTGATGCTTTATGGCCAGAATTTTGGAAAAAAGAAGAATTAGACAGTTTAAAATCAGAATTACCCGTATCAAAGTGGAACGCACAGTACCAGCAAGACCCCACATCGGAAGAAGGAGCGTTGATTAAGCGTGAATGGTGGCAAGAATGGACAAAAAACGACCTTCCGCCATGTGATTCTATTATACAGTCTTGGGACACAGCATTTTTAAAGACACAAAGGGCAGATTATAGTGCCTGCACTACATGGGGCGTCTTTCATGGGCCGGATGACGAGGGTAGGACACGACCAAATCTAATTTTAATTGATGCATTTAAAGAAAAACTTGAGTTTCCTGATCTAAAACGGGCAGCATATGATAAATACTGGGAATTTGAGCCAGATCAAATGATTATTGAAGCAAAAGCAGCGGGATCACCCTTGATTTTTGAGCTTAGAGCCATGGGAATACCAGTTACGGAGTTTACACCGAGCCGTGGACAGGATAAGATAGCAAGAGTTAACAGTGTAACCGATTTATTCGCAAGTGGGGTTGTTTGGTACCCACCAACAAGGTGGGCAGAAGAAGTTATTGAAGAATGTGCGTCTTTTCCTGCAGGAGATCATGACGATTTAGTAGACTCAACAACACAGGCGCTGTTAAGATTTAGACAAGGTGGCTGGATCAGAACAACAATGGACGAATGGGATGACGAGCCTAAGTACAGAAGACCTGTGGAGTATTATTGATGGATATGGTACACATAATTGATGGTTTAATGGGTATAATTGTTTTAGGTGGAGGATGGTTCTTGGGAACACAGTCAAGAGAAGTTAAAAGAATAGATATTTTATTAAATAAAACCAGAGAAGATTACGCAAAGCGTGATGATGTCACTGTTGCGATAAATAGACTTGAAGAAAAGATTGATAGAATTTTAGAGAGAATGAAATAGGAGCATATCATGGCTATAGAAAAACCTCTTGCACCAATAGACATAGGGCCTAGACCAATAGAGCCTACTGATGAACAAAAAGTAGAGGTCGAGGTAGTTAATCCCGAAGCAGTGTCCATTGAAACAGAAGATGGGGGCATGATAATAGATTTTGGAAAGGAAGAAGACAATCAAACATCTGAGTTTGACAGTAATCTAGCAGAATTTATTGAAGAATCTGACTTAGAAAAATTAGCAAGTGAATTATTAAGTAGCTTTGAGTCCGACAAACAATCAAGGGGAGAGTGGGCAAAAAGTTATGTAAAAGGACTCGATCTTCTAGGAATGAAAATAGAAGAAAGACAACAACCTTGGGCAGGTTCCTCCGGAGTGTTTCACCCAGTGTTAACGGAATCAATAGTAAGATTCCAAGCCCAAGCTATGGGAGAGATCTTCCCTGCTCAGGGACCAGTCAGAACTAAAACTGTGGGAAAAATCACACAAGAAAAAACGGAGCAGGCAAAAAGAGTTGAAAACGAGATGAATTATCTCTTAACAGAAGAGATGACAGAGTATCGTGACGAAACAGAGCAAATGCTTTTTAAGTTACCCCTTGCAGGTTCAGCGTTCAAAAAAGTATACTACGATCCACTATTAGAAAGACCTTGTGCTATGTTTGTCCCTGCAGAGGATTTTGTGGTTTCTTATGGTGTTACTGATTTGATGACATGTGAGAGATATACGCATGTTATGAAAAAGACACAAAACGAAGTTGCAAAATTACAAGACAATGGATTTTATCGTGATGTAGATTTACCAGAGCCAGAGGCAGAATACACTGATATACAAGAAAAATATGATGACCTAGATGGTGAAAGCGCAGTCTTAGAGGATGATGACAGGCACACGCTCTTAGAGATGCATGCAGATATTGAGCTACCAGAACCATTTGAAGAAGAAGATGGAATAGCTAGACCTCATGTAATAACCATAGAAAAATCATCTAGAACTATATTGTCCATTAGGAGAAATTATTATGAAGATGATGAAAAGAAAAGAAAGAGACAATTCTTTGTCCACTATAGGTACCTCCCCGGGTTGGGCTTTTACGGTACAGGACTTATACACCTCATCGGGGGACTTGCAAAAAGTGCAACCTCAATCCTCAGACAACTTATCGATGCAGGAACACTCTCTAATTTACCGGCTGGTCTTAAAGCTAGGGGTCTTCGTATCAAGGGTGATGATTCGCCTCTCATGCCGGGTGAGTTCCGTGACGTTGATGTACCGGGTGGTGCGATTCGTGACGCTATTACTTTCATACCTTACAAAGAACCAAGTTCCGTACTCTACCAGTTGCTCCAAAATATCGTTGACGAGGGGAGAAGGATTGGCTCCGTTGCCGATATACAAGTCGGAGACATCAACGCCCAAGCCCCAGTAGGTACAACACTTGCATTGATGGAAAGATCAATGAAAGTTATGTCAGGAGTGCAGGCCCGTTTACATGCAGCGCTAAAGAAAGAGTTAAGGTTATTGTCACACATTGTGAAGGATTACATGGGTCCTGAATATGTGTACGAGATGGAGGGAGAGTTCTCAAGAACAAAAGATTTTGATGATAGGGTTGATGTAATACCAGTATCAGATCCAAATGCAGCGACTATGTCTCAGAGAATTATGCAATATCAATCAGCATTGCAGTTATCCCAACAGGCACCACAATTATATGATATGGGAAAATTGCACAGACAGATGCTTGAAGTTTTGGGCATAGATCAAGCAAAGGATATAATAAAACTACCTGATGATATCAAACCTTCAGATCCTGTAACAGAAAATATGGCAATGTTAAAACAAGAGCCAGTGAAAGCATTTAAGTATCAGGATCACGAGGCACACATACAAGTACACAGGGCCGCAATAGAAGATCCTAAGCTAAGAGAGATAGTTGGTCAGTCACCATTTGCTGCAGCAATACAGGCCGCAATGACTGCTCACATCACAGAGCATGTTGCTTTTCAATATAGAAAAGAGATAGAGGAAAGACTGGGAGTTCCAATGCCTGATGAAGATAAACCTTTACCAGAAGATGTGGAAGAGGAGCTTTCTAGAATTACAGCAGAGGCTGCTGGTAAACTGCTTACTAAGAATACGCAAGAAGCACAGCAGATGGAGCAGCAAAAACTAGAAAAAGATCCTTTGACTCAAATACAAAGAAAAGAGTTAGAGATAAAAGAAAAAGAATTACAGCATAAAATAGATCTTGATAATGCCAAATTAGAGCTTGAGAAGATGAAAGCTGATAATAACGAAGATATTCAGATGGAAAGAATTAAATCTGAAAATAAAAGAGAAGGCGCAAGACTTGCTGTAGAAGTGGCTAAAGAAAAAAACAAAGCTACAAAAGATGGAACAAAACTAGCTATTGAGCTAAACGAAAGTTTAAAAGATGGCTA